TGCAAGAACTGAGAAAACTTCGTCCCCACGAAGCGCCCATAGCCTTGAGATCTTTCATTTCTTTTTCTCCTTTGGCTTTACCTTTTGGATTGGCTCGACCACTGGATATTCTCCATCATAGGCAGCTAATCGAGCGCGAGCGAAACCAACAATCTCCTTGCCGATGAAGCGTTGCTTGAGCATCACCATTCCGCCGTTGCGTTGATCTCCATCGCCCGAAGTGTTACCCTCGACGCAGAGCACGCTTGATGTGCCTACCTTGACCACAATTCCAATGTGACTAATTCTGTCCACACCATCATGTGGAAAGTCCATGAAGCAGAGATCTGCTAGCTGCGGACTATTATCAATCCAGCGTCCCAATTCTTTCATTTTGTGTGCGCCCATAGCAGTTGAAACCATTGACGGAATCTTGACTTTTGCCTGGTCGAAACACCAATTGACAAAAGAACCGCACCACGGCAATCCATCGGCCTTTGTAAATTTGCCGTACTTGGTCAAATTATCGCCGGTCTCAATCGTGCCGATTTCTGCTAGTGCGACTTCAATGATTCGAGCAGCTGTGCCATCAGGATATTTAGTCATCGACAGTGATGATTTGCACATTCTCTGGATTATTTCTATTTACATCGCGAGCAATAATCCAGTTGAGATATTCTGTTTCGGTCATAGATGCGACTTCTGGCAATACTTTTGCAACATCTTCCTGCGCACAAGGTACGCATGTCGCAATTTGCCCCGCAAATTCACCCTGTGTTTGTGTGTATGTGATTACTTTTCTCATTATTGGTCTCCATATCCTACGACGAAATTAGCATCTGAATCTGAAAGTGTGCCTGCAAGGTTTGAAGTAATTAAACCGAAGTTTCCTGCACTATATGCACCTACTGGAGAGGCCATCATGATAGTCGCATCACTTGATGCTCCTGAAAGTTTTGTAGATGAAGCGACTACGCAATAACTACCACTGGAGAAATCTGTGCCTATGTAAAGTTCATAATATCCAGTGCCACTATCAGTAATAGATGTGAAATTGTAAGATGCGGTTATTGATGGTGTTCCGGTTCCGTTAAACTTGATCCAGAATTTAGCAGCGCTTGGGTGATATTGCTGACGGCCTGGAGTAACTGCAACAGTTGTGCTTGATGCCGTTTCCATTTCTGCTTGTGACGCAGCTGATAGTCCTGATGACGCAGCAGCCCACGCTAAACCAGTCGCAGCAGTCGAATCAGCAGTCAATACTTGTCCGTTTGTGCCTACTCCTAAACGTGCAAAAGCAGCTGAGCCAGTAGCGGGAACAAGATCGCCTTTTGTTGTCATGGCAGTTGCCATTGAATTCGTGACTGTTACATCGCCGGAAGTACCACCGCCAGAGATACCAGTACCGGCAGTGACGCCAGTGATATCTCCTGGATTTGGAGTAATCCAAGTAAAAGCCATATCGGTCGCACTTGTCTTGGATAAGATTTGACCAGTTGTGCCGCCTTTCAGCTGCGCCATTGACGTATCAACGCCCTGGCCGAATGTGTTGAAATCTGCTGGGAGATTTGTAACAAGCGAAGTGCTTGTCGGCATGACCCAGCCGAAGTTCGTAGTTGGATTTGCCATCGTTTCTCCTTAATTGACGACTAGCGCGTCTGCGTAGTCCAGTGTAGAACTAAGTGTGTTGAATTTTTCTAAGACACTCACGTCCTGCCATTCCATCGCCTGGAGTGAGAATGGAAGTGGCGAGACAAGAAGAGTCACTGCGAGTTCGTTGTAGGAAGCCTGGAATTTCCAGCCCTCAACAAAGCCCAAGAAATTTCCGGATTGCATATTGACTGGAAGATTTGCCAACGAAATCGGCTGACCCATAAAGACGTTTATGAGAGAGTCACGATCTCCGTTGTCCAATTCAGGATTTGTTAATGCGAAAGTAATTGATTCCAGGAATGCCTGCGGTTGCGCTCTTAGCGTCAGATAGAAATTGGCCTGTGATGTTGCATCGGCTGAGTGATTGAGCGAAGTCGTAATCTGCTGAGAAAGTTTTCCATAGATAGCAATTGAATCGGCATCGCTTGCGGTATTGGTGCCAGACTTCCAGACAATAGAGACATCGTTGCGAATATCTCCGGCCTTAGTCTGAATTTTAATTCCACGACCTAGAGCTTGATTGGCATCAAGTTCGGTGTATCCATACGTCGCTAAATACGTGGATCTGTGAGTGGAATCAGCGTAAGAAATCTGGCCTTGAGCGTTTTCATAAATATAACCAAGTCCAGAAGTGGCAAGGTCGGCCACCAGATTCCAGACAATTGTCTGGCTAGATCCGCGATTGGCAAGTTCATAATTGCCTGGAGTATCAATTTCGCCCAATCCTGTATTTTGAGCATTTGCCCACGTTTCGGTCGCTGGCGTATAAGTCGCCCAAGTAAGAGCTGCCGGAACCTCTGACCAGTTATTGACCAGTAGATCCTCAAGGATTGTGTAAATCTGGTCGCCGTCATAATCGACTGAGAGCACGCCATTAGTTAAGGCCTTTTGAAGCCTTGCAAGTGCTCCCAGAGCCGTGATTGTTATCTCCTGAGTGATTGCCACTGAACCGGCCTGTGAAACTGTCACGGAGACGTCCACGACCGAACCACCGAAAATTGACACAAATGCCCCAGATGTATCTTTGACCTGGATTGTGACTGTGTCGTTGATTTCGGTCGTTATAGCTCCAAGATCAAGATTGATGAGATTGATTGTGCAATAGCCGGCTTGAGCCTGTGTGTAGATATTTGTGCGCCCTGACGAAATTGAAAGATTGGCAAGAATGACCTCGGTGTATTCAACCGCGTTGATCAACACTTTCCAGACTGGCGCCCACTGTGTCATCAGATTGCCTGGAGTGCGCCGGCTCCGCCAGTGCCACGATAGAACGAATCATTGAGAGTGTTGATGATTGTGCGAGCAGTACCTTCGGCATCGATTGCGCCATTGACTGTGACGTTGATTGTTGGAGACGCAGCCGATTGAGCAGCTAAACGAGCCGCATTCTGTGAATCGGTAAATCCGCCTCCGGCCACGCTTGCAATTGCCGCACCTGAAACCGCAGAAGATACTCCGCCCGTTGATGTTGTAGATCCTGTTCCGGTTGAAGTGGTAACTGTTGGAACGGAAATCGTTGGCACTGTCAATGATGGCGTTGCAGTCTTAGGAATGGTCACATTTGGAACGCTAATTGATGGAGCCGAAATCTGTGAGACGTTAGGCAAGAACGGAATTGAGTTATAGACACGAATGAGAGCATTGATTCCAGCAACGGCTCCAGAAATCAATGCATTCAAACCGGAAATGACTGCACCAATCACGTTGATGATTCCTCCGGCGATTTCGCCAACAACCTTAAACGCTCCGCCCAAGACTGTGACCAGAACGGGCACGACATACTTTTGAATAAAGTCAATGAATGTCATGAATGTTTCTTTGTTTTTTTCAATTGCGTCAGTGATTGGCTTGAAGAAATCCGCGAATGAACCAAGAGCCGGAACGACCTTATTCACGATGAATTCGACTAGCTGCTGAATAATTGGCAGCAGTTTGTATCCGATAGTCTCTTTCGCTTCATCGAATGTGACTTTCAATCGCTCTAAGCGTCCAGCATAGGTTTCAGCATTTGCCGCAGCTGCGCCACCGAAGAGATCCGTCAGTTTTGATTGGACGTCAGTGAATGACATCGTTTTTAATTCAGCAGAAGATAATCCAATTCCTAGTTTTCCAAGTGCAGCGGTATTTCCATCGAATGCTTTACCAATTGCATTAGCCACGGCTTCGAGTGGCTTGCCCGTTGATGTTGAAACGTCAAGTGCAACGGAAAGAAGATCCTGAGCCTTGCTGAGATCTCCTGTTGAGAGCGCGATGCGCTGCAAGGCCGGACGTAACTTTTCATCACTCACTCCCGTTGCCAGAGACATCTTGAGAATCTGATCTTCGGTCGCCTTGATCTGTGCCTCTGTTGCACCCGTCGCATTTCGAAGAGCGTTGGCTAGTTTGACCTGCGCTGCTTCATCTTCAATCGCCGCCTTGACTCCATCGACTGCCAACGTGACTGCATAAGCAGCAGCAGCAGCGCCAGCAGCCGCGAAAGCCAATCCTGCCTTCTTGCTAAATTCGCCCATCTTTGAAGAAGAGTCATCAACGTCTCCATTGGCCTGAGCCAGCGATTTCTTAAGTTGATCTACATCAGCAAGAATCGAGAGTTTGAGTGTGCGCGATTGTCCGGCCATTTACCACTCCTTCAAGATTCGGTCGAAAGCATTTTCCCACTTGGCGATGATTTCTGGCTGGATTGCGCGAAGTGTCGGATAAATAAACCAACCAGTCGAGCCGCGTCCAGTCGTGCCTGACCAGATTGGAAATTGCTTGAATTTATTGGATCCGAATTCTGTACCGCCCCAGAGATCCTTTGTTGTTGCTCCACCTGAGAATTTCTGACTCACAAAGCCAAAAGAAAGTTCGCCAATCTTGGAAGATTTAGATACACGGGAGCCACTTGCAATCCTGTCAGCTGCACGACCTCTGGAGACGGCTTTCTGTTGAATCTTGCCCTGAGCGAATTCAGCCAGCGCCGATGATTCTCTTTTAGCTGCATCGGTCGCTTCTGAATCCATGGCCTTGAAAGCCGAAGTAATGGCGCGAAGATCTTGCTTGTTGTAAGCAATCTCAACGTTGTCGCTCATTCTGTTTCTCCAGTATCTCGAAAGCCGTGTAGATCTGCTCCGCCGTCGTCCATTCGCTCATCGGAATTCCCGTCGCTATTGCTAGTTCAACGAGTATTCGATTTACGCTTCCGGCGGCGTAACTTTTGGGAGAACGTCACCGACTGTCACATCGGCCACTGTTTCACACCAGACTTCATAGCCTTTGATTGGCTTGCCACCGGCTTCACGTTTCATCGCATTCCACGCAAGGAAGAGAAGATCAGAGATTCCGATCTTCTCCTGCGCCTGCGAGATTGTGTTGCCTGTCTTTTGTTCCCACTTAGCCCACTCTGGCGGTTGTGCGGTGTAGGTACCGGATTCGCCGTTGGTGTATTCGATTGTGATTGGTAGTCGCATTTCGTGCTCCCGTTTCTATAGGTTGGATCAGGTAATTGTCAGAACTGGTGTTGTGGCGCATAGCATCGCCCAGGTATCTGTCTGAGCATCTGGAGCAGTGCCGCCAGCAGTTGGAGCCACTGGAAAGACTGTTCCGGCGAATGATGCGCCTGTTGCAGATACGAGAGTGAATGAAAGCGCAGTATTTGGAGCCTGGAATGCAGTCCACATCGCTTCGAAAAGTGATGAGGTCGCGCCCCAGTCTGCAAGAAGTGAAATGTTGAGTGTCCACTGATCATCGATGTGCTTGTAAGCCTTGCCATCGAGTGTCTGATATGTAGTGATCACTGGCGCATTGACCAGAGTGACCGCAGTTGTCTGAGCGTCATAAGCCACTGAATTCAGGGTGAAGGTTATGTCGCGACCGGTGACGATAGTTGTTGCCATGATTGCTCCTTAGATAGTTTCTTGTGTGTAGTAAGTGCTGACCGCGAGATCCGCCACTAGTAGGTTTGATGCACCCACGGATTGAATCGTTGGACGTTGAACGTCTCCAACTTCATATCCGACTGGCATCGCTGCGATGATGCTGATTATCAGCTGCTCAAGATTATCGAGTGCTCCGGCGGTGTTGTTATATGCAACGGCCGCAGTGACCACAAAATTGATTTTCACGCGCACCGCAGATTTGCCGATTGTTGTCGTCTCTAAATAAGGCGAATCTGGAACGATTACGCAAGCCGGAGGAATCACTGCTTCTGGAGGTGATGAATAAACCGATGCAACGACGCCAGAGAGTGCAGTCGCAAGAGTGCCTCTGACGTTGGTCGCGATTGATGTTGGTGTAGGCATTAGATGGCCATCGTTGAAGTGTCAAGGTATGGCGAAAGCAAGCCAACGACTCTGTTCATTAAGGATCGTCCCATTCTGTAAGGCGATGGAGTGAAATCGACGCCTTCAATTTGACCGCCTGGAGCGACCACTGACTGGAAAATCTCCACACTAACAATCGTCACGGCTTGTTCGACTGCCGGAGTTGATGCGTAAAGTGTGGCCGCGTTGGCTCCGGATAGATAAGCAACGCCAGCAGGTATGACTTCGCGGAACGTAATGTTCGCGTTTGTCTTAGCTGCCGTGAATACGTAAAGCGCCCCGCCATAGATATTGATTGACGGAATGAACGGGAACGCTTCCCAGTAATTGGAAGTGACTGTCACTGTGCCGTTAAAAGTTGATGGAACGCAACCTGTGACGACGACTGTCTGACCAGCAACAAAAGTGTTGGGACGTTGCGTGACGTAATAGGCGACGTTATTTTCAAGATATACGCCGGCCACTGCTGCTTGATTAGCCGTAAGCATCGGCAAAATTACCTGTTCAGCAGAATCAATGATTCCGTCTAGATAAGCATCTGAATACAGGGACGACGAAACGCCCAAGACTGTCCGCAGCTGCGATGCAGTAATGATTGCTGGCATTTCATCGTCCCTTCGTATTCGGCTGGGCTAGATACGGGAGCGCACCTAGCCCATGATCAGTGTTATTAGGTTAAATTGAAACGACGTAGTCCGCCGGCGAATGTAACTCCCGCAGCGACATATCCGTAAAGCATCAATTCGATTTCGCCAGTTGTTGGAACGTTGGCGGAAAGTGTAAGTGCAGGAGATTCAAAAATTTCGATTGAACGAGGCTCAATGATGAACGCTGATTCGTCGATAGTTGTTGAAACCATGTTTGCA